GGTGTATCGGAGGAAGCGCAGCACCGTGCGCGCGGCTCCTCGGCATGGCGCGGTGCGCTTGACATCGAGGTGTCCATCATTCCCGCCAAAGCAGATGCGCCCATGCAGATCGTCCAGCGCAAGAGCAAGGATGCGGAGCTTGCGCCGACCGTCTACGCGACATTGGAGAGCGTGACGATCCCCGGCTGGATCGATGAGGATGGCGAGGCGGTCACAAGTGCTGTCGTGCAGTTCGCAGAAGCGCCTGTGGAGCGCGAGAAGGAGAGCGCCACGGCAAAGCACCGCAAGTTGTTTGAGAACGCCTGGTGGGCCTCCGGGGCGGAAGTGAGAGAGGGCAAGCCGTACGTTAGCCGGTCGGCCATCGTGTCGTACCTCATGGAAAGCGGCATCGCCAAAAGCGAGGCCAGCGCCAAGCAGGCGATCAAACCAAGCGAGACAAACAGGCTGATCGGGGCGCTCACTTTGGCCGAGATAATTGCGCCGTACGAGCATGGTTGGACGGTGATTTGCGGGGTCGAAGGCTCGGCAATGCTCATGAGGCGAAATTAGGGCCGGTACAAGCGCGTACATTTTGCAATGTACCTAAAATAAGATAGGAAAAACAATGATTTACCGTTTAACGTACATTAGGTACGTACATTGACCGGGGCAAAAGCGCGTCCGGTACGTACACGTACACACACCTTTAGGGTGTGTACGTTTGTACCGGCGATGCTCGCGCGTGTTTTTCCAGCGGCTTGACATTACATTTTTATCTAGTTACCTTTGCGAAAGATTGGAGGAACAAGCATGCAAATTGAAAACGGTATTCCTATACCAGAAGGTACAGGCCGGAACCGCTGGCCATTCAACGCCATGGAGGTTGGGCAGAGCGTTTTTGCTGAAGGCGCAAAGGATGGAGTGAGGGCTGCTACCGCTGCCAAGGTTTATGGATTGCGCACCGGCAAAAAGTTTACCTGTCGCAAAATGGATAACGGCCATCGTATCTGGAGAATAGCATGAACCCTGCAAACATCAGCGGCCCCGCCTCCATCCTGCTGGAAATGCTGGATCGCGGCGAATTGCCGGGGAGGTACGTGGCCACCCCACCCCGCGACACGCGCGGCGACAGCGACGGGGATGATGGGGCATGAACGTACAGCCCTGGCGGGATGACGCTTGCAAGCGCGCCGAAGGGACCGACATATTGGTTTTACCTTTGGATGGCCTAGACATTGCATGTTTTCGATACCGCGCCCAATTCCCAGATGGGCGCTTCATGTCAGTCAACCTTCCTCGCGATCATTGGGATTTATGGGGCATGACACCTTGCCCGCGCTCTCGCAAAGTGGTAGGTTGACGATATGGCGGAAACTGACACGCAATCCAGCAAACTATTGCAAGCTGGTGAGAGGAGAAAGCCTCCCGCCGCTGGCATGGGGCGTAAAAAAGGCGTGCCCAACAAGGTAACGGCCAAGCTTAAGGACATGATCCTCAATGCGCTGGATAAGGCGGGCGGCGAGGATTACCTTTGCGAGCAAGCGCGGGAAAGTCCGTCTGCGTTCCTGGCCCTGATCGGCAAGGTGCTTCCCACTACGCTGCAAGGCACTGGCGAGGATGGCGAGATTGCCGTCAAGCTGATTACCCGTCGCGTTGTCGATGCCCCCGAAGGGTGAGCTAGTCATTGACACGCCCCGCTGGGCTGTGCCGCTCTTGCAGCCGTCACGCTATAAAGGTGTTCATGGTGGACGTGGCTCAGGTAAATCTCACGCCTTCGCGGAAATGTTGATAGAACGCTGCATCATGGAAAAGACCTACGCGGTGTGTGTCCGCGAGGTTCAAAAGTCTTTGGCGCAGTCGGTTAAAAAGCTTTTGGAAGTCAAGATCGAGGCTATGGGCGTCGGTCGCATGTTTGAAGTGCAGCAGACCGTCATCAAATGTCCGCATGGTGGGCTAATCATCTTTCAGGGCCTCCAGAACCACACGGCGGATTCAATCAAGTCGCTGGAAGGTTACGACATCGCATGGGTCGAGGAAGCGCAGAGCCTTTCCCAGCGCTCGCTTGACCTGCTTCGCCCGACGATCCGTAAGCCCGGTTCAGAGCTTTGGTTTACGTGGAACCCGTCTCAGGCAACCGATCCGGTGGACGTGCTGCTACGCGGCGAGAACCCGCCGCCAGATGCTTTGGTTGTGCAGGCCAACTACCGCGACAACCCGTGGCTTCCCGACGTTCTGCGCAGCGAGCTTGAATACGACCGGAGCCGCGATCCGGACAAGTTTGCCCATATCTGGCTTGGTGAGTATCAGCGCAACAGCGAGGCCCGCGTGTTCCGTAACTGGCGCGTCGAGGAGTTTACCGCGCCCGATGGTGTCACCTTCCGCATGGGCGCGGACTTTGGCTTTAGCATCGATCCTAGCGTCCTACTGCGGTGCTACATCGACGGGCGCAATCTCTACATCGACCATGAGGCTTGGCAGATTGGCTGCGAGATTGACCGCTTGCCCGATCTGTTCATGACGGTGCCTGGTGCTGAAAGTTGGCCTATGGTGGCAGACAGCAGCCGACCCGAGACGATTAGCTATCTGCGCAATCATGGTTTCCCCCGCATCCTGCCAGCCGTCAAGGGCGCGCGTTCGGTCGAGGAAGGCGTAGAGTTCCTCAAGAGCTTCGACATCATCGTGCACCCGCGCTGCCAGCACGTGATTGACGAATTGACGCTGTACAGCTTCGAGATCGATCCGCTGACCGGCATGGTGCTGCCCAAGTTGGCAGACAAGAACAATCACTGCATCGACGCACTGCGCTATGCGTGCGAGGGTGTGCGGCGCGCGTCTGCGGTTAGGGCCGTGCCCGATGCTACACCCATGCCAATCGTCACCAAGTGGGGCAGGCGTTGACGGTGGGCGCGCTATGGGTTAAGGTAGTCCGCCCGCTGCCGTATTGGCGCAAGGCTCAGAGGTTTTAATGGCGCGCAAAACCAAAGCCGAAGTCGAAGCAAGTGTGCTGGCACAGGCCCGCGCCGAGTTTGACGCAACCCAGATGGCGAACCGCGAGGAGCGCCGCCAGTGCGTTGCCGACCGGCGTTTCTACTCCATCGTCGGTGCGCAGTGGGAAGGCGATCTGGCCGAGCAGTTCGAGAACCGTCCCAAGCTTGAGAACAACAAGGTCCACCAGGCGGTGATGCGGGTTATCAATGAGTACCGCAACAACCGCATTAGCGTTGACTTCGTGGCGCGTGACGGCAGCGATAGCGCACTGGCCGATGTGTGCGATGGGCTTTACCGGGCAGACGAACAAGACAGCGCAGCCGAAGAGGCGTACGATAACGCATTCGAGGAAGCGGCGGGCGGTGGCTTTGGCGCGTTCCGTCTGCGGGCTGATTACGAGGATGAGTACGACGACGAAAACGAGCGGCAGCGCATCCGCATTGAGCCGATTTACGATGCTGACACCAGCGTTTACTTCGACGTAAATGCCAAGCGCGCTGACAAGGCGGATGCCAAGCACTGCTTCGTCGTCTACTTCATGGCGCGCGATGCGTACAAGGCTGAATGGGGCGATGATCCGGCATCATGGCCCAAGGACATCAATACTAGCTATTTCGACTGGAACACGCCCGATGGCGTCTACATCGCGGAATACTACAAGGTCGAGGAAGTGCGCGAGAATGTTCGCACCTTCGTCGATCCTGAGGGCCAGACGGTCAAGTATACCGACGATGAACTTGACGACATGGGCGAAAAGATCATCGGTGACGATGTGGAGAGCGACCAATCCGCCATTGACGCGGCTCTGGCCGATCTAGCTGGGAAGGGGGTGATCGAGGTCAAGGCGCGCAAGATCAAGCGCCGCAAGGTCCGCAAGTACATCCTGAACGGCGCGCGTATCCTTGAGGATTGCGGCCACATCGCGGGCAAGAACATTCCGATCATCCCGGTCTACGGCAAGCGGTGGTTTGTCGATAACATTGAACGCTGCATGGGCATTGTCCGCTTGGCGAAAGATGCGCAGCGTATCTACAACATGATGATTAGCCTTCTGGCTGACATTGCGGCCATCTCGCCCACCCGCAAGCCTATCTTTGCTAGCGAGCAGATTGCTGGGCTTCAGCAGGAATGGTCCGAAGCGAACATCAAGAACCTGCCGTTCCTTCGCGTCAACTCCATGATCCAGCCCGATGGCAGCATGGCCCCGGCTGGCCCGGTTGGCTACATCGAGGCTCCCGATATTCCGCAGGCGCTTGCGGCGCTAATTACCCAGTGCGGCGCGGACATGAACGAGATTCTCGGCATGAACCAAGGCGCGGAGCAGATGGTGTCCAACATCTCCGGCAAGGCCGTTGAGATGATCCAGCAGCGCTTGGATATGCAGTCGTTCATCTACATGAGCAACTTTGCCAAGAGCATGAGGCGCTGCGGCGAGATTTGGCTTTCGATGGCCAAGGAGATTTACGTCGAGGAAGGCCGCACGATGAAGAGCGTCGGCGAGCGCGGCGACATTTCCAGTGTCGAGCTTGCCAAGCCGGTCCTCGATGAAACCGGCAAGGAAGTCCTCAAGAACGATCTAGGCGCGGCTGACTTGGACGTTGTGTCCGACGTTGGTCCGTCCTTCACCTCGCGCCGCGATGCAATGGTGCGTGCGCTGTCTGGCCTCCTGCCGATGGCGCAAGACCCGCAGGATGCCAAGGTGCTGACTGCGCTGATCCTCATGAACGTTGAGGGCGAAGGCCTGGGCGATGTGAACAACTACTACCGCAAGCAGCTTGTCGGCATGGGCGTGATTGAGCCGAACGAGGAAGAGCGTGCGCAGATGGAAGCGGCGGCTCAGGAACAGGGCCAGCCCGATCCTAACGCGGTGTACCTTGCAGCAGCGGCTGAGAAGGAACAGGCGCTGGCTGGCAAGGCGCAGGCCGACACAGAGCTTACGCTTGCAAAGGTCGAAGAGACGCGGGCCGATACCGCCAAGACGATGGCAGAGCTAGGCACGCAATTAGGCGCTTAGGAGGGCGCAAGGTATGGACGAAGAGCAAGAGGTAATCGAGCAGACTATTGAAACCGTCGAGGAACCGCAGCCGGTCGAAGAGGAAGGCCCGCTAGTCGTCCAGATCGGTGATGAAGAGCCGGACGGTGAAGTCTCTGAGGACGAAGTTGCCAAGGCCCCGGCATGGGTGCAGGAACTTCGCAAGCGTGACCGGGAGCGCGAGAAAGAGAAGCGCGAGCTTCAGCGCCGGGTCAAGGAACTTGAGGCCGCAAGCGCACCTGCGCCCGATGCCCCTAAGCTTGGCGCAAAGCCTACGCTTGAAGGCTGCGACTATGACGAAAGCGCATTCGAGAGCGCGCTAGAGGCGTGGTACCAAGACAAGGCCAAGGTCGAGGCATCGCAGCGCGAGGCAGAGGAAGCGCAGCGCGCGGCCAATCAGGCATGGGAAGCCAAGGTTGCGAGCTATCAGGAAGCCAAGGCCAAGCTGCCGGTGCCTGATTACGATGACGCCGAAGCCTTCGTTCAAGACACGTTCGACACTACGCAGCAGGGCTTGCTTATCAAGGTGGCCAAGGACGCGCCTACGCTTGTCTACGCATTGGGCAAGAACCCGGCTAAGGCGGCTGCGCTGGCAGGCATCAAGGATTACGCCGAGTTTGTGGCGGAAGCCGTTCGACTGGAGATGAGCGTGAAAGCAACCCGCAAGCCCGCATCAAGCCCGGAGCGTTCGGTTAGCGTGCCGTCTGGCACTGGTGTTGTCAGCACGGATAATACGCTGGAGCGGTTGCGCGAGGAAGCCGCCAAGACCGGCGACTTCTCCAAGGTGATGGCTTACAAGCGGAGCAAGGCGGTATGACAACGCTCTGGCTCGCAATCATGAGTATCACCTGCCTCATCATCGCCAACGACGACAGCTACTGGCGGTAGTTGCATATAGGGCGGTTGTGTGATAGCATCCGCCCTATCAGCCTTCGCGCGGCTATAAATGCGCAGTCCATGGTTGCCGCCTGACCGCATAGGCGAGTTCTGAACCGGGCTTAAAGCCTATTTCCGTTCTCGGCATATGTGGAGGTTCCCATGCCTAACAATTTCTCGAAGGAAGAACGCGTTGCGTTCGAGCAGATTCTTGAGGGCTTCAACGACGCTCTTGTGATTTCCCGCAATGTCGCCAAGTTCGGCACCGATGGCCAGCTCATGGAGCGCGCCAACGATACGATCTGGCGTCCGATGCCCTACATCCTGAACAGCCAGAACCGCACCATGGGTTCGGCGGTTACTCCGCAGGATGTGACGCAGCTTTCGGTGCCCTCGCGCCTGACCGAAAAGAAGAACGTTTCGTGGAACATGAACGCTCTCGAACTTCGTGATGCGCTTCAGGAAGGCCGCCTTGGCAAGGCCGCTTATCAGCGCCTCGCTTCGGACATCAACACCAAAGTGCGTGACGTTGTGTCGCTTCAGGGCACGCTTGTCGTTCCGATCACTGGCGCTGCCGGTGACTATGACGACATCGCGCTTGCTGAGAGCATGATGAACGAGCAGGGCGTTCCGGAAGGTGATCGTTACCTCGCGCTGACTACGCGCGATTACAACGGCCTTGCGGGCAACCTGGCGGGTCGTCAGAACCTCGTGGCGAACAAGACCATCTCGGCTTACGAGCGTTCGTATGTCGGCATGGTTGCAGGCTTCGAGACCTACAAGATCGACGCAGGCAAGCGCATTCCGGCTGCGGCTGGTGGTGGCTCCATCACCATCGCAACCAACGGTGCGCAGGTTCGCTACGTCCCGGACAACGTGGATGCCAACGGTAACAACGTCGACAACCGCTATCAGACCGTGACCGTTTCCAGCACGACCAACGTGGTTGCTGGCGATACCTTCACCATCGCCGGTATTGAAGCCGTTCACATGATTACGAAGGAAAGCACGGGCGTGCTTCGTACCTTCCGCGTGATCTCGGTTGACAGCGGCACGACCATGACGATCTCGCCGCCGATGATCGGTGCCAACTCCTCGCCTACGGCTGCGGAAACGGCATACAAGAACATCAACGTCGCTTCGACCAGCGCCACTGCGGCGATCAACTGGCTGAACGACAACGCGTCTGGTGCGAACCCGTTCTGGTTCAAGGACAGCGTCGAACTGCTTCCGGGCCGTTACGCTGTGCCGGATGGCCAGGGCGTGGATATCATGCGCGGCACGACCGATCAGGGCCTTGAGGTTGTGATGGGCAAGAAGTTCGATAACTCGACCTTCACCAGCCTTTACACTCTCGACGTTCTTTACGGGGTGGTTAACACCAACCCGCAGATGAACGGTGTGATCCTCTTCGGCCAGCCGTAAGAGGTGGGTGGGGCGGCGGTTCTCCTAACGTCGCCCCACTTTTTTAGGAGATAAGGCAATGCCAATGAAGAAGGGTTACGGACCTAAAACCGTATCGGCCAACATCAAGAAAGAGATGATGGCAGGCAAGCCTCAAAAGCAGGCGGTGGCCATCGCTTTGGACGTTGCCAAGAAAGCAAAGAAGGCTCGCAAGAAGTGAGTGACTTCCCCACCATGGTTTACCGCACCCCCGGCGCGCACCGTGCGTCTGGCGGGTTGACGTTTGATTATCGCGGCATTGATGACGCTGGCGCGCTCAAGGCTGCGCTTGCGGACGGCTGGCACCTCTCGCTTCCTGAAGCGACAGCAGGTGATGCCATTGAGGCCATCGACGACGTATCGCCTGCCACCCGCGAGGAACTGGAGCAGAAGGCCCGCGAGCTTGGCATTGGGTTCAATGCGCGCACGACCGACGCGGTGCTTGCACAGCGCATTGCGGAGCGGGTCTAGTGGCTTCCATTCCGCCCGATAGCACTGGCTCAAATGATACGATTAACCGGCTTACTCGTATCCTTCAGAGTGCGTCTAATCGGCGGTTTGTGAAGCGCATCGTAAACCCGTTCAACGCACCTGTTGCGGTGGATGATGAGAATGCTAAGAAGGTTATGACGCATAAGATGGCATGGGGTGAGTCAGACGGAAAGTATTACGTTTACCCCACTGTCATGGAAGATGCGGAAACCGGCAAGCTTAAGAACTATGGCAAAGAGGCGTTTAATGAGGCAGTGAAGCGCCGCGACTTTATTGCATTTGACAACCCTGATGATGCTGATTGGTTTTCGCGCAATTATAAGAAATACTGGGATACAATCGGTTATACGCCGGAGTTGAAATGATGGGCTACACTCGCCGCGACTTCATTGATGGCGCTCTGGAAGAGATCGGCCTTGCCGCGTACAATTACGACGCGACGGCTGAGGAACTGACCAGCGCCATGCGCCGCCTCGATAGCATGATGGCGGAATGGAATGCGCGCGGCATTCGGGTGGGCTACCCGATCCCGTCTGGCCCCGGCACTGGCAACCTGACCGACGAAACGGCTGCACCTGATAGCGCTTGGGAGGCCATCGTTACCGGCCTCGCGCTGCGCATTGCGCCTAGCTTCGGCAAGACGGTGATGGCTGACACGCGGACTAACTTCATGCGGGCCTACCAGGCGCTGCTGAACATTCACGCGCAGCCATCCGAA